AGCTTTTTTCTTTATTAGGTACTACCACTTGAGCATGAAGTTTATCTCTTTGCTCTCTCTCTAGTCGTTCCATTGTTTCTATATCTATCATAATAACTCCTTGTTGTTGATTGATAGGTACAGAATATCAAAGGTGTGGCATTGTGTCAAGCAATAAAAAAGCCCCTACCGATATTGCTACCGATAGGGGCTACGCATTTTCATCAATCATAACTATCCCATTAGTCCGATTAACGCACCAAGAAATAACCACATGATTGATACATATACTATTTGTTTCATTGTGTTCCTTTCTTTTATGGAATCACATTACTATTTTAAAATTTCAATGTCAAGTGGGGAAGTCAAGGGGGCTAGGTAAAATTTGCCCCCTCGCAATTTATATTAAGGGATTTTTTGGTACTGTTATTGCGTCTTGTACTTGCTCATATAGTTTTTTACTTTTTTCTATATGCCTAATAAAAGTATTCGCATTAAATTTTTCATTATCTTTTTTAAATACATCACATAAAGATATAATTAATTCATTGCTTACTTTATTTTTAGCAAGGGTATTCGCAATTAATATATAATCTTTTTTAATCATGCTTTTTTATTGTAGGCTTAACGCTTTTAATGGCGTTTAAATATTGCCTGTTTTTATGCTCAATTACATTAATATTATGCTTTGCAATAATGATACCAATGCAACCGAGCATTATTAATAAAAATAAATAAAATAATTCAACCATAATTAACTACTTTCCATTTATAATATAAAGTTGATAAACCAGAATAATTTGTTTTCATTTTATATTCTCACTAATTGCTTTTAATAATTCTGTATAATTTGGAATTATTGTTTTAATTTCTTTAAGCGTTTTTGTTTTTAAATTGTTTTCACTTACAGCTAGTATTAAAAACACGCTTAATATTTTATTTAAGTTTTTAAAATTAGAGTTAATTGTTTTTAACTCTTTATTATTTTGATTTAACAACTGTTGTATTTTAACAAGTGTAAAATCTCTCAAGTTTTCAGTACTCATTTTTTATAACCTCTTTATTGATTAGTATTAAAATCAATATATATGCAAAATTTGCATAGGTCAAGTCTAAGCTATGCAATTATTAGATATCTAATTTTTGCATAGGGTTATTAGGTATGCAGAAAACACATAGCTATTACCTAAGCTATGCAATTTTACTTAATCCTTAACTGAGTTAAGGCTATTAAAAAAATTTAAAAATAATTAAATAATAATTGACCTAACCATTAAAATGACTATTATAAATATTAATGATTTGTTTAAAATTAATAATAAATATTAATGACAAATCTATTTTAAAGGTAAAATATGACTAAAAACGAAACAAAAAACGAAACAAAAAAAGACAATAATAATGATTTTATGATGTCTTTAAAATCTAATGAGCCATTAAAAAAAATATTATTTTTGGCTAAAAACTTAAGTAATAACTTATCAAATCTAGTTCCAAAAATGGGAAAATCTGTTTTTGATGTTATTACTGAAATTGATAAAAGACAGGATATTAAAATTAAAGGGCAAATTGATCCTGTATTTTTAAGAAATCATTTATATACTTTAGCGTCTTATGAGTCTAAAACTAAAGACAGAGCCTTTGAGTTAGCTGTCACTAGGTCAATAAGATGGGGTATAAAAGCATACCAAAACCCGACACATTATAAATTTGATAAAGATGAAATTTTTGTAATGTCTAAGGTTGCTGTGCCTTTTAAAACTGAGGAATTAAAAGGTTTAAAAGGCGGTGTTAAAAAAGTTGTTAATACTGATGAAACACTTGAGCCTGTAAGAATTAGCTTAATTGATAAAATTTGGGCTAATACAATGGCGGTTAATAAAAGACAGTCTAAAACCAAAGACACTAAAATTAATTTCCAACAGCTATCATCTAACTTTTTAAATGAGTTGGAAAGCGTTTGGAAATTAGCTGATAAAAAAGATTACAATAAGTTATTAGAGATAGTTGATGAAAAAACTATTGAAAACTTAGGTAATATTTCAGCTTTATTAACTGATAACTCAATTAGATCAGCATGGATAAAAGCAAGTGATAATCTTAGCGTTTCTGGTGATGTTAAAAAGTCAGCTTAGTTAAACTCAGCTAACCCTTAGCCCCCTCAAGCCATAAACTTGGGGGGGTTTTTTTTTGCCCCGATTAAACTTGATTTACACTAGGGGATACTAGGTACAAAATTTCACACTATCCCCCCCGATTACAACTGTTAAACACCAATAACCCCCAAAGATACCCTAGGGGAAATTTATTTATATTTATTTTTATTGATTAACCCCTAGGGGATACGCAGGGGGCATGGGGGGTGTGCTATACTATACATACGTAAGCACCAGAAAATCCCTGATGTGACTGTTAACTACCTCTGGGCCAGAATATAGGGGATATTATTCTGATAAAATACTAGTAAATCCCCTGACCATTCCCTAAGGTATCCCCTAGGGGAAATGTACGAGTAGGTACCCTATACATATAAAGCCTCCCCCAGGGGTATATTTCTATTATACACCTCATATTCAATTTTGTCAATGGTAAAATTAAAAATAATTAAAAAAAAGTACTTGACAAAATTGTAATACTAGCTATAATTATATAATATAAGCTAAATATAAATTAAAGGGACACACACGTTCAAAGTATAACAACATAAACAGGGTCATCACTAATTTATATTTAACAATTGGTACCAATTAACAACTTTAAGGTAATAAATATGGCAAAAAATTACGGACAAACAGATATTATGTCTGATAAGGAAAAGAGAACTCCTAAATTTCTTAGAAGTATCTTCGAAAGTCCTTCTAAAAAATCAGAAAGAGTATCTACAGCTTCAAATAAAGCTAAAAGATTAATGGGAGATAAAATATCTGATGCAGAATCTAGCTATGCTAGAGAAAAATCTAGAGGCGAACCAGGTAAAATGTCTGAAAAAATGAAAATGGACAGAATGGTAGCTAAAAAAAGATCAGAGAGATTTGATCCTACTAAAATCAAAGCAGCTGACAAGAAAGAAAGTCTATTAAAGAAATTTAAATCTTCAAAAACATTAGCTGAATTTGCAAAGAAAATCAAAAATAAGTAATCAAGAGGTAACTACACTTCCATTTAAAGAATTTATGGAAGTTATTAATGCAAACAATGGATTCTTCTATAATTCCAAGTCCAAAGAAAAACTTAACCGATATGCAGGAGAAGTTTCTAGAAGTATTGTTCGGGGAAGCAAAGGGAGATCCAAGAGTAGCAGCAGAAATAGCAGGCTACGCTAAACACAGTTACCCTAAAGTTGTTAGAAACCTAAAAAAAGAAATTACAGAATTGGCAGAGAACCACCTATCCACACACTCTGCCAAGGCAGCCACACGTCTCACCGATTTGCTAGATGAAGATGGTACCACACCACACGCCAATATTCGTCTAGCGGCTGCCACCCAATTATTAGATAGAGTTGGTATTGTTAAAAAAGATCAACTTGATATAAATATGAAAGCAGTCCATGGTATATTCATACTGCCAGCAAAAGATGGAACCGATCAAGATCAAGAGAAGAGCTAGAACTATTCCATTTGGTTTTAAACAATCTGATAATCCAGATTACATTGAACCAGTCAAAGAAGAATTAGAAGCACTAGAGCAAGCTAAGAAATATTTAAAAACTTGTTCACTTAGAGAAACAGCTCAATGGCTTCACAGAAAAACAGGTAGATACATTTCACATGTCGGACTTAAAAAACGAGTTGAACGAGGTAGCACCTCCGAAACCCAAGAAGAAACCGAAACGACAGAAAGCTAAAGAATCTGCCAAACAAATTCTAGCAAGAAAACGTAAGAAAGTTGCACAAGCAGAACAAACGCTACGTTCAGCGAAACAAGCTGCAGAAAATACCAAAAGAAAACTGTTAACTATTAACAAAGCTCTTGAAGGTAAAGAAACACAACTGCTTACGGAAGATATAATAGATAGTGCTCCTAAGACAATACAAGAGCATGTAAAATCGCAAGACGTAATCTTTAGGCCAAACAGTGGCCCACAGACAGAATTTCTTGCAGCTTCTGAACGAGAAGTATTTTACGGTGGAGCAAGAGGTGGAGGCAAGTCTTATGCCATGCTAGTAGATCCACTTCGATATTGTTTCAAGGCTCATCACCGAGCACTGTTAATAAGACGTACAATGCCAGAGTTAAGAGACTTAATTAGTAAGTCTCAACTATTATACTCAAAGGCATATCCAGGAGCAAAATGGAGAGAACAAGAAAAAGAATGGCGATTTCCTTCGGGAGCAAAGATCGAGTTTGGTTACGCAGAGAACATGACAGACGTTTTACGTTACCAAGGTCAGTCGTACACATGGATAGGAATAGACGAACTTCCACAATATCCTTCGCCAGATATATATAATTTTTTAAGATCTTCTTTAAGATCAGTAGATAAGGACATACCTGTTTATTTAAGAGCTACAGGCAACCCAGGTAACATTGGATCACAATGGGTTAAAGAAATGTTTGTAGACCCTGCAGAACCTAACTCTGCATTTGAAATAAAAATAGACACACCTGTCGGAGTAAAGACTATCACACGTAGATTTATTCCTGCAAAGTTACAAGACAATCCTTATCTGATGCAAACAGATGACTATTATGCTATGCTTGCATCTTTACCTGATACTCAGCGTAAACAGTTCTTAGATGGAGATTGGGATGCCTATGAAGATTCAGCCTTTCCAGAGTTTAGCAGGTCAGTCCATGTGGTCGAACCTTTTGAAATACCTAAAGGATGGTATAGGTTTCGTGCTGCTGACTGGGGTTATAGTTCTCCTGCTTGTGTTTTATGGTTTGCTGTTGATTACAATAATAATTTGTGGGTCTATAGAGAGTTATATACTTCCAAAATTACGGCAGATGTTTTCGCAAGAAAAGTTATAGAATTAGAATCTGGAGAATATATTCAATACGGAGTATTAGACTCTAGTACATGGGCTAAGAGAGGTGATGTAGGCCCAAGCATTGCAGAGACAATGATACAACAAGGATGTCGTTGGAGACAATCCGATAGATCACCTAAAAGTAGAATTAGTGGTAAACTTGAAATTCATAAACGATTATCAATGAATGGTAAAGAACCAGGTCTTAGAGTTTTTAACAACTGTAGAAATTTAATTAGAACAATTACAACTCTACCTGTTGATGATAAAAACCCAGAAGATGTAGATACGAATGCAGAAGATCACGCATATGATGCATTACGTTATGGATGTATGAGCAGACCCATGCACCCTAAATATGCACAACGTTTTAAACCTATCTTCAGTACAGAGTTTAATGCTGCAGATAAAAAATTTGGATATTAATTATGAATAGAATACACCACAAAGTAAATGTTTATTTTCAAGATGCAACAAGACGTGCTAAAGAATTATTTTTATGCAGATACTTTAAAAAGTCTGTAGATAAAAATGCCAATGGCACAAGTAAGTATGTTATTAAATCAGGAATTAATAAAGGAAAAGTATTATAATGCCTTTAAATGCTAAAGGTAAAAAAGTTTTAAAAGAATTAAAAGAACAGTATGGTACTAAAAAAGGTACTGCTGTTTTTTATGCAATGGAAAAAAGCGGGAAGTTAAAGAATGTCACAGAAAAAAAGAAAACTTCCAGAGCTTAATAAAAAAATATTTCCATATGAATTGGTAATTGCTTACTGGGAAGATATCGTATCAGATGCTTCTTGGGTAGATATACCAGACATAAAAAAATCAACTACAGCTATTTGCTGTACCGTAGGATGGTTAATGAGATATGACTCAGAAGTAACAATCCTTATGTCAGATTTTAATTTTGAGTTAA